TTATCAGGTCAAAGCACAACAAGTTATAATGCATTTTATGGTTATTCACGTTTTTCTATTCCTTATGATTTTGGCAGTACACCAACAACAATCTCATTAAGTGCATTAGCACCAAGCCAATCAAATTACGTGCCTGGACATGCTTTTTATTGTGAAATAGGATAAAATTAGAAAAATGAATTATTATAAAATATCTAAAGATTATTGGTCAACTATCCAAAAATTTGAGAGCTTAGATGCTGCTCAGGCTTTTGCTGATTCATTAGGAGAGGGATATACTGCTGAGTATTATGCTCCTTATACTCCTCCTACTCTCCAGGAGAGGCTTACAATGGATTTACAATTTGGTCAGGATCTTGTATATGTATTTGTTGAGGATAATAGGATAATGGATATAACATCAGCTCAATCAGAGGCAGTACTGCAAAAGTTTAGAGATATATTAGCTTTTGCTCAGACAGGTGCAATAACATCTATAGCTACCTATCTACCTGCTATTCCTGTAGATGAGGTATTTACTCAGGAGAGAAAGGATAAATATATTCAGATGATAACTGACTATTTGGCTCAATTTGCATAAATTAGCACGATCTATGAGGGATATAGATAGCAAAAATACTAAACCTATTAAGCATAGAAATGCTATTATACCTAAACAGCAAATTAGATATAGCTATTGGGATGGTTATAGAGATTCCTGCATTAGTTACTCTATTTCAGGAGGAGATTACTGCAAAGGAGGATCTGATCATACAGAATACTCCAGAATCAAAGACCTATAGAGTTATCATAGATGAACCTATACATGATCCTTTAGTGCATGAACAGAATAAACATACATATAAGCCTTATAAAAATGGACTATATCCGGACTTTAAAAAAGATTCTGTAGAGTATGAGGAATTTGTAAAAAACATATCTAATATTCATGATTCTAAAGAGATATTTTGTTTAATAGATGTTTTGGATCAGATAAGTGATATGGGTTTTAAAGGAGTATGGTGTATGGAGAGATATAATAGAATATTAATAACTATAAATCCTATGGATGCATTAGTTATCCAAGAATGTTAGTATATGTGTGGCTATTAAGGGTGGTATATTCTGTATATCATCCTTTTTTTAAATTAAAGTTATGGCAAAGAAAAAGAGTAGAATTTACATAGGTGCAGTAGTTACCATGAAAGGCAAAAAGTACAAGATCTCAGCAGGTACTGCTAAAGGTAAAAAGTATAAAGCTACTCCTATAGATGGAGGTAGTGGGATTGTGCAATTTGGAGCTAAGGGTTATAAAGTAGGGCCAGGAACAGATAGAGGAGATTCCTATTGTGCACGATCTGCAGGTATTAAATCTACTCAGAAAGGTGCTACTCCTAATGACTTTGCTCGTATGCTGTGGAATTGTGAGGGTACTAAATCTAAAAATAAATAGATATGGCCAAACATAAAAAGACTATCAAAGTGCTAAGAAAACAAGCAGCGAGAGGTAAAGCTAAAAAAGTTAAAAAAAGTAAAAAATACTAATGCTTAATCCTAAAGAAAGATTTATAATGAAAGCCTATCAGCTATCCTATAAACTTAGGAAAGCATTAGGATACAAATGGTATAAAAATACTAAGCAGGAACATCAAATATATTTTGATGACATAGCTTATTTTACTGAGGAGCTGATAGAATATTTACTGATAGAGGAGATCAATACTCTGGAGGATTATATTCAATCTATAGATTCATGGTTAGATTTAGAAAGTAAAACATTTAACTATTTCTATCCGTTAAAATATAAAGTAGGGGAGTTTTTTCTGACATTGGAAAAGATTAATCTGCATAGAGATTTTTTAGACATTAGAGAGAAATTAAATATTGTAAATTAAGAATAAAAAACAATTTTATTATGCCATTTAAAAAGGGACAAAGTGGCAATCCATCAGGTAGACCACAGGGCAGCAAAAATAAGGACATATCTCAGTTTAAAGCTGAGTTGAAAAAGGGATTGATAGAGAGATTAGGCATTTTCTTTGAGCTATTAGATTCTCCTGATCTATCTGATAAGGATAAGATTAACGGCTATCTCAGGGCTTTAGAGTTTGTAATGCCTAAGCAGCAGAAAATAGAGATGGATGCAGATCTGCATACCAATCTCATTAGCGTTAGCTTTACTCCTACAAATGTACTACCTATCAAATCAGAGACAGAGCTACTTAATGAATAATCCTTTTCCTATATCTCCTATCTTTGAATGGAATTATAAAGCTGATAAGCAGATTATAGTTAATCAGGGAGGTACATCATCCGGAAAAACTTATAGCATCCTGCAGGTATTGGCCTGCAAAGCTGCTGAATCTCCTAATCAAATTATAACCATAGTAGGCCAGGATATACCTAACCTAAATGCAGGATCTAGAAGGGATTTTGATAATATACTCGCATCATCTGAGTTCTTTAGGTCTATGATAAAATCAGTCAATAAAACTGATAGAATCTATTCCTTTCACAATGGTAGCATAATGGAGTTTAAGAGCTTTGACAATGAGCAGGATGCAAAGAGTGGTAAAAGAGATTATCTCTTTGTCAATGAGGCTAATGGTATCCCTTACAGCATATATGATCAGCTACAGATCAGAACATCTAAAAGGGTATACATAGATTATAATCCTACTGCTCCGTTCTGGGTACACGATAAACTTATCGGAGATGCCCGAGTAGAGATGTTTATCTCTAATTATACTCATAATCCATTCCTAAAGGCTAATATTAAATTTAAGATAGAAAAGCTCAGAGATCAAGATCCTAATAAATGGAGAGTATATGGTTTAGGTCTCACAGGCAAAGTAGAGGGAGTAGTATTCCCTAATGTTAATTGGATTAGTAAGCTACCTACTACCAACATCAAAAGGATGTGCTATGGTGTAGATTTTGGCTATACTAATGATCCTACTACTATTGTCAAAGTAGTATTATCTCAGGGGCAGCTATTTGCTGAATGCCTATGCTATGAGACAGGATTAACTAATCCGGATATAGCTCAAAAGTTTAAAGAGTTAGGTATTAGACCTGGACTAAGGACAGGTAATCTAATCATGGCAGATAGTGCAGAGCCTAAAAGTATTAAGGAGCTTAGGAATTTAGGATATAGAGTAAAGGCCTGTAAAAAAGGAGCAGATAGTATAAGGATGGGTATAGATAATTTAAAATCCTATGGCATCTTACAGATAGTTAATAACCCAGAATGGAAACAAGAACAGCAAAAATACGTATGGACTATAGATAGAAAAGATGGCCGAGCTAAAAACAAACCAATCTCAAATCATGATCATATATGGGATGCACTCAGATATGGAGAGCAAGGTATTAGAAAAATTAGGCAAAATGTCGTATCTTACGCACAATAAAATATAAATAATGGCATTTGTATTAACATCATCACAATTTGATTCAGGACTACAATCTTATTCTGCTCTGCTATTAGAGAGCTTGAGACAGATTAGTGTAGTTTCTCCATTCACAATAGCAAATGTAAAGACTGCATTAGACTCAGGGCAGATACAGCCTTTTGATACTGCAGGCTTTGATCAGTTTTTAAATGAGATCTATTCATTAGATCTTGACTATACAAGTTTAACGTTAGCAGAGAGAACAGCGTTAAACGTTATTAGAGAGTACCTTGATCCTCCTACCCAGGCTACATGCTGTGGGTCAGATGTTCCTACTTTGTTGAATGTTGTGCCAATATTCTATCAGAGAGTTGGGAGTGCCACATTTGAATATGAGGCTCAGTTACAATTAGATGACTCAGTTACATGTGATGTATATGATTTGCAATTAGCAATCTCTCCTCAGGCAGGGAGTCCTGCAGTAGTAGCATCTCCTGTAATTTGCAATTTCTTTCAATGTCAGTCTACCAAAGCAATATATAGCCATTTATGGGTAGACTTTGCAAGTGATCCTACAGGATTTGGATATGATATTGAGATATTGCCACGTGATAGTACCGGTACTCCTGTAGTTCCTGTATTGATCACTACTTATACTTTTTAATTGATTAAATTTTTAAAACAATGATTAATATTTGTAATTTTTTATTGGATTGCTGCCCATTACCTACAGCTCTATCTGATATTCCATCGTCTACATGTCCTGAGAATTTAGGACAGATTCAGAGATATTGGTTTGTTAGAAAAGGAGAGGTAATTTGGGATGTAGTTACTCCTGCAAACAATGTACCTGGTACTATTACAGGTCAAGCTCCAGAGGATGCTGCAGGATGGAATATTTTATTTGCTGCTGTAGATAGCACTAAAGTAGTAAAAACTCCTCTAATTGGTGGAGATTCTACACTAACAGCCGGTACTACTATTACTCAAGGAGGAGGGGATAACTCTACTCTAAACGGAGAAACATTAGTAAATGGTATCAATCCTACAGATGGCTCTGCACGTTTTGATTCTTTGACAGGTGCGCAGATTGCAGCTATCAGAACATTGGCCTGTGAGGGCAATGGCTTAGAGGTATATCTTGTATCTCAAGAGGGTAAAATTTGGGGCAAAAAGGATGGAGATCTTTATACAGGATTCCCATGTACAAACGTAGTATTAGGATCTATGACTAATGCAGGATTTGGAACAAGAGATAATAATACTCTCACATTCCAATTGGATTTCGACTATGATGAGTACAAGTATGCAGTAACTCCTGCAGATTTTAATGCCTTAACTATCTAAGAATGGCAAAACTTGTAAAATTAAAAGATCAGAAAGGGCATAGCATCAAATTAACTTTGGTGCATGCTCAATCTGTTCTCCAGGCACAATCCAAACAAGGGAGAGAGGATTGGATATTAGATTCAAAGACATACATTTGGGATAATAATGTTATTAAACGAAAACCAAGTAATAGAGCTACTGAGGAAACAAAAGACTCAGAGTAAGATCTATGAGATGCAGAGCTACGAAAGTAGGCTCAAAGTAATGTCTGAACCTCTCTTTTTTAGGGAATTGGAGAGTGAGCAGGGATGGAGTGAGATTAAATTAGCTATTAAAAACAGCATATCTCCTGAGAAATATCAGAGAGTGATGCAGTATTTTAGCTATCCTCTGCCTATCGTATCTATATCTGAGGATATGATCTCAGATTTGATGAGGGTGTTTAATGGTAGGAATGCTAACTTTTCTGTACAATATCCTAACAAGAGAGCTGAGGAAAATGCTAATAAGCTCCTGGCTGATTTAGATACTCGCAGCTATGTAGAGATGGTAGGCCGGAGAGCATTTAGATGTAAGCCTCAGACTATCGTAGTAGTAGATAAAGATGATAAAGGCATCCCTTATTATGTTACTATTGAATTAGATAAGCTGATAGGATACAAGCTATCTCCATGTAAAAAGTATTTTAAGTATATCATATTCAGACATTCACATGGCCATGATGAGATAGGCGAATACAAAAAAATTGCTTTCTATGATGATGAGTTTTATAGAGTGATCATGGAAAGGGATGGGCAGTATAGCCTGATCTTTGAGATGCCTCATAACTTAGGCTATTGTCCTGCGAGGTGGTTTGTAGATGATTCTCTGAATACTAAAGATAATATCAAAAGATATGCTCCTCTATCTCAGGTCTTAGGATCTATGAGTGAGTGGCAGCAGTTTCATGCATATAGCTATTATGCAGAACATTATGGTGTATTTCCTGTAGTAGAGTATGCTGCTGCTGTTTGTGAGGATGAGTACTGCATCAATGGTAAGGTATCAGTACCTTTAGAGAATGGAGACATGAGTACTCCTACAGACTGCCCTACATGCTCTGCTAATAAGTTTACAGGGGCAGGTACTGCTATTAAGATTAATCCTAAGATAGAGAACGATGAAAATGATGTATCTGGATACTTTAGATTCATCTCTCCTCCTACTGAGAATCTAAGATTTGAGCAGGAGAAACAAAACCAAAGAGAGAATTTTATTAAGGTACAGGTTACCGGTTTTAATGATGTGATTAATAAGGAGGCAGTAAATGCAGACCAGGTAAGGAGCTTAATGGAGGACAGAAAAAAGCCTTTGCTCAAGTTAGCAGGGATATGCAATAGGGTTCATAAATGGCTAATTAAAACAGCTATTAAGCTATACATGGATATAGATGTATCTGTACATGCTAACTATGGTACTGAGTGGTTTTTGATGACCGAGAAACAGATACAGGAGCTGTTCACATCTGCTAAACTTGCAGGGTTGCCCGAATCAGAGATAGATCAGATTTATCAATTATTGGTAGAGACTAAATATAAAGGAGATCCTCATACAATCAGAAAGCTGATAATAGAGAATAATCTTAATCCTGCTCCATATAGCTCAATATTAGAGTGCTATAAGATGTATGAGATGGGCGTAATGAGTGAGGAGGATTTGTATATAAAGGCTAATTTTAGTAAATTTGTAAAGAAATTTGAGAGAGAGAACGGATCTTTAGTAGAGTTCGCCTCAGATCTCACATTTCAGCAAAAAATAGATATTATTTATAACACTTTTCTAAATTACGTACAAGATGAAAAAGTACAAGATGATAGCAGGGAATCTATCCAACAGCAAGGAGATGCAGAATCTGATTCAGCAGCATCCTAATGCAAAATTTCCCACAGATATTCCAGAACATAACAAAACTGCATTCAATTTTATTGGTGTAAGGATTAAGTATGAGGGTATTACTCCTAACTTACAGATCCATCAGTTTAGCGTTTCATCTCAGCAGTATTACAGCTACAGGGAGGACATGAAAACAGCACTAATACAGCAGAATTACAATGCAGTAGTGATGATACATAACCCTGAGCTTAAAATGGTTGAGGAGGTAGCTCCAAAGCAGACTAAAAAAGCTAAAAGGGTTACTCCTCCGGTAAAGAAAAAGATCATTGAGATGGCTGCTGATGGCATGAGTGCTGACGTAATAGCTGAGGAGCTTGAGCTATCTATTGACCAGGTAGAAAAACAATTATAAAACTTTTTAAAATCATATAGAGACGTATGGAGAATGAAAATAAAACAGCTATAGATTTTGATGGTATCAGATCATTAGCAAATGAGGATAAAACTATTCAGGCAAAATTATTGGATATTGTTAAAAGCACAGAAACAGGTAAAGCCTATGCAGAGACAATAGCTAAAAATTACTTTGAGGAGAACGTAGGCCATGAACATAAAAAGATTTATGACTTTGTGGATCAGGCTTTGATAGGTGCAGGCCTCGAAAAGCCTCAGGGAGTT